ATGGACGCACAAAAAACGGCTAATCCGCTGAGACAAGTACTTAAGATTAGTAAGAGAAGGAGAATAAAAATGAATCCATTAATTCAAAGTTTGACAGAAGGTCAACTTCGTTCTGATATCCCTGAGTTCCGTGCTGGTGATACTGTACGTGTTCACGCTAAAGTTGTCGAAGGTACTCGCGAACGTATTCAGATCTTTGAAGGTGTTGTTATCTCACGTAAAGGTCAAGGAATCTCAGAAATGTACACAGTACGTAAAATTTCTGGTGGTATCGGTGTAGAGCGTACATTCCCAATTCACACTCCTCGTGTTGATAAAATCGAAGTTGTTCGTTATGGTAAAGTACGTCGTGCTAAACTTTACTACTTACGCGCATTGCAAGGTAAAGCTGCACGTATTAAAGAAATCCGTCGTTAATTTTGATGATCAGATTTTAAAAATGCTTGGTTGTTTGAGGATAGTAACTATGTTTTAAAACTGGACAACCAAGACGTAAAAAATCTGCCTGTGGGCAGTTTTTTTACTAGGTCCCCTTAGTTCAATGGATATAACAACTCCCTCCTAAGGAGTAATTGCTGGTTCGATTCCGGCAGGGGACATGTAAATAACGTCAAAAGCCTTTGTATTAAAGGCTTTTTGTTTTATTCCGATTTTAAAAGGGGCACAAAAGGGGCAGTTTGTTTATTTATAATTTCTTTCATATTTACAGTTGTGTGACTGTAAATAGATAATGTTGTTTTTGGATCGCTGTGACCAACTCTATCCATTATCGCATTTAGCGGTATCCCTTTTTCTGCTAAAAATGATATATGCGAGTGTCTAAATAAGTGCGTGTGATAATCTCCATAAATTTTCAATCGCTTATTGATGTACGCGTTTAAAATCGGTACACCGTTCGAATTTGGAAAGACGAATGAACTTGTCTTTTTCTGTCTATTGACGATATCTAAAATATTATCTGATACAGATATTTTGCGTGTTGATTTTTTGGTCTTGGTCGTAGTGATTTCTCGTGTGTTAAAATCGTAAGTTGCATTAATCAGAATTTCTTTATTTTCAAAATCTATTTTGTCGTAAGTCAGACAAGCTAATTCTCCATACCGTACACCCGTCAAAAACATGAATAAAACGATGTCTGCGAGCGTTTGTTCGTCATTGTCTATCATTCTATTGCACAGGTCGTAAACCTCGTTAGATGTTAAATAAAGCACCTTTTCAGGCTTGTAATCATCCTTTGGTTTGGGAACTAAGACGTTCTCCGTCGGATTACTTGTCATATAGTCCATTTGTATCGCATAAGAAAATATAGCATGCAATCTCTTTCTACATTTATGCGTAACATGATACGAATTGTGTTTTAATAGTTTATCAATGATTAGTCTAATATCACGTTTAGTCAACTTGTTGATAATTGTATCATCTGGTAACACGGTTGCTATATGACTGTCAGATACTAAATAACCACGTTTTGTGGAGTCTTTGACGGTCGGTATCCATTGCTTTAGATATTCCTTTTTAAGTTCTCCGTAAGTCATTTCTGAGTGATTTCTGATAGCGAGCCTATCTTCAATCTTTTCCTGCAATATTAAACCAGCTTTTTTCTGAGCTTGACTAGAATTTTTATCTAGTGTCACAGATACTTTTTTGTACTTATTTGTTAGAGGGTCAGTATATCTTTCGATATATTTAAATTTCCCGTTGGCTAGCTCCTCTATCCACATTGTTTTTTACCTCATTTTCTGTTAAAATAGGTATGGTAAAAGCCCCTCCCAAAAAGCAGGTTTTTACTATACTAGAATTTGCCTCACGCTCTCCTTGGACAAAATTTGAGCGTGGGGCTTTTTTATTTTGTCTTAAACGTTCTTCCACAATTTGTGCAATGCCAGTTGTTTTTACCCTTTTTCCCAACCAAACCTAGCAATAAGAACGGCCAAGCAATTAAAAATCCGATACAACCGACACAACCATTAAAACCTTTACGGTCTTGGTTCATAAATTGTACTTTTGTACTTTGGCAGTAAGGACAACGCTGTGCAAAAAATCCCATTTTTAATTCTCCTGATTTTGATTTCAGCTTTTAACGTGGTTCAGATATTACACATAGTTATTAATTTTCCTATTTACATTTCGACTGGGGTAAAATGGCACGTTATACAAAATGACGTTTAAATAATTTATGGCTTTCAATGTTCTGATCAACATCTTTCTCATCCCAAATTTGTAACTCCCAAGGATAGTAGTGGTTGCTCTTATTCTTGAAATAAACGTGTATTCCTGTGTAATTATCTTTATCTCGTAAATACCAGTTTTTTAAATCGAACTTATCTTTCCATTCATCGAGTTGCTCCATCACTTGTGAAATATCCTCAGAAGATAAAATGATACGAGCGCCAAAAATATCATTAAGAATAGAATTCACAGGATAACCATCTTGTCTTTTGGAAAAACGCTCAATTTTGTCTAAGATGCTTTCTGATGTTTTGACACGATAGACGTAAGGGATATCTTTGACATCGGCTTTCATCAAATAATCATTGATGGATTCGTGTAGATTTAAACGATAGTCTAGGATAGCCTTGACAGGTACTTTTGAAAAGGTATGTTTTAGATTAATCTTTTCAACTTTCCCAGTTTCAAAATAATCTTGCGAATAAACAAGGTGTATTCTATTAATTTCCGAGATTAAGCGTTCAACTTTTTCCAGCATATTAACTCTCCCTATAAATATCTACGACTTCTCCTATCGTGCGGATGTTGTCGTTCTCTGAAAGATAGATTTCCTCATAGCTTTTATTTAAACTTTGCAAGTACCAAGCGCCGTCATAATCACGTTTGAGTTTTTTTACAAAGTTTTTTCCATTGACTTGGAATATCCCTATATCATTCATATCGACTTGACTAGATACCTTGATGAACAGTAAATCGTTGTCTTGAATAAGTGGTTCCATTGAATTACCAGCTACTTTCGCAATAGTATCATACTTATCGGGGACATCATCAGCCCGTAGTTTAACTTCCATATGTAAATTGTCTTCTTGGTATGCCCCCAGACCAGCAGCAACTAACCCCTCAACGTAGTCAGTGATATAATTTTCTGTCTCCTCAACTTTTCTATCGAACATAGAAATAACATTATTTTGTTCTTCTAATTGTTCGTTAGCGAAGCTAAGGACTTTTTCTTGTCTAGGTTGTTCTAATTGAGAAGAAGTAGAAGTGATTTTTTGTAGGGTAGAGGAAGTTAGATTTTTTTCAGTTTTCGTTTCATTTAACGCGACTATCTGATTTTCGTCTAGCGAATTTAATAAATCATCAAAAGAGATGCCAATTGTGTCAGAAACTTTCTTTATAATCGGAATAGATGGGATGATTTCTTTTCCGTTACGAGGATCTCTGTTTTTTTCAAGAATAGAAACGTAAGCTTTGCTGATGCCTGATTCTTTAGCGAATTCAGCCATGCTCAGATTATTGGTATCTCGATACTTTTTTATATATTTTCCTAGATGCATATCGAATTCCTTTCAATATAATGTCTAACATTTTAAACATATTATACAGTACAAAAAAATTTTTTTCAAGTTTTTTGTCCAACATACTTGACAACCATATGTCTAACATGTTAGACTATAATCAAGCTTAAGTAATTAAGCAAAACGAAAGGAGGTACAGCTAATGAAATCTAGGCTAAACAAAAAGCCTAAACACAAAGAAGTCGAGTTGGAAATTCACATTCTTTGGTTTAAGCTCAAAATCAAATATCTGATTACATGGTAATCGGATAGGGGGGTGAAATTCCCCCACCCCTAATGGGGTAAGTTTAGTTTAGCACATTGGCTGTATCTCTGCAAGAATGAAAGGAGAGTAAATGGATTTATTGAAAGTAGGTGGCATGACCTATAACGTTGTTATTCAGGAGCATTTCAAAGCTTATGATGATGATAGAAATCTCTGGGGGTATTGTGATTACGAACAACAAATCATATATATTCGTGAGTCATTATCAGAGCAAAAGAAAAAGCAAGTGCTAGTCCACGAACTAACACATGCTATTCTACATGAAGTTGGCTACAAAGAACAAGATGAAGAACTTGTTAGTCGTTTTTCAATCGGTCTGCATCAGGTTCTTAAAGATAATCCAACGCTTACTTTTCAGTCCTAACACCTTTGAACTTTCCACCAGTAGTTTTCGTGTCCATAAACTTGCCAGTAGATGTGTCACGCTTGGTATAAAGTCCAGTTTTAGGGTTATGAGACTGAGAGCGACCTTTGACGGCTCCGATACGACCGCCGCCTTTAGGTCCATTTTTCGCCATGACTTATCCTCCTTTCCACTAGGATAAGTTGATTATAACATTTTTAGGAGGTACAAAATGAATTGGAAAAAACTAATGCTAGGCGATTTAGAACACACGTTTACTAGTCGTAATGGCAAAGAAAAAACAAGTATTGAATTTGAAGGCGGCGTATTGCCAGCGCTATTGGTGCTAGGTGGTATCACTTGGCTGATCGCTTGGTTTATTACAAAATAAAAACTCCCAAGTGGGAGTGGAAAGGAGAGGGGTCAGAAAAATGATTAATCTTGAAGAAAAAGTTCAAAAAATAGAACAGAACGAAGAAGAAAATACAACCTCAATCTCATTCTTAAGAGGTTATATCAAAGGCCTTGAGGAGCGAATTAGTCGTTTAGAGCGTTCGAAGGGCTGTTAAAGGCATTAGGGTATTTTGTTTGTAACTCAAAAATCTTTTCTAACTTTTCTGGCTCTTGAAAAGCCATCATAATTAAGTCTTCCTGAGTCATTGGTCTTTTTTGAGTAGAATTATTTTCTATTTTATCAGATAAATTTTCAATTGCATCATAGATGTTGTTAATTGAAGTTTTTAATTGGATAATATCTTGCACTGAAGCACTTTGGTCGTTTGGTTCATGGATTATAGAAAAATCAATGTTTTCTTCTGTTTTTTGAATTCGTCTAATTGTTTCTTGGACAGAATCAAGCACAACCTTACTTTCAGAGTTTTTGAGATCGTAATGAATGGTATTTATAGTTCTAATATCAAAAGGGATATCTTCATCAGTCTTTTGTCTAAGGAAAATAGTAGGTAAGTTCAACGCTTTTCTAAACCCAAGTTCTAAAAAGACATTCGGGTTATTTCCTGTTATATCAACAATTACCAAGTCTGCTGTGGATAAAGCATCAAATATTTTATCGTCAATCCTATCTGAATGATACAGTTCGTCAGCTCTGGTCACTTGATACTTTTCGATCAATGCAGGTTTAATTATATAATTTAAAACACTGTCTGAGTGGTTCCGAATTTCGCTACTTTCCTCACCGATAGCAGATACTACGAAACAAGATTTTTTACTCATAATAATACCTCACAATTTTTATTTAAATTATACCACAGAAAGAAGGTGGAATAGATGCGCCCCAAAAAATATCCGTATAGCCAAAAAAACTATCCAGCGCCGAAGCTTCATAACATCATTGAAACCGATAATCATTTCTTGATAGATGATAAAAGGATTCATTATGTTATTGAAGATTCTGTAAAGACAAAAACCCTTGGCGATGGCTATGTTGAAGTAACACTTTCCATAATTGCCAAGAGTTTTACAAAATCACAAGGTTAGTTTGGCGATAGTCCTTGTGATAGAAGTTGGTGTAAGAGGGATACCTTCTTCTTTAAGGACATTCTTTAAACGGCTCGAAAAATTATTATCTTTAAGACTTTGAAGATATAAGTAACCAGTTGTTGTTACGCCATCGAAAAAATAGAAAGTAATATCTTTACATTCACCTCCTTTCTGCTCACATTATAGCAGATTAGAGGTACTAAAAACAGATAGAAAGGGGGTGGGGGAATGCAACAATTTAATCTAAAACAACTACGAGAGAAAAAAGGATTTACTCAAAATGAATTAGCTGATAAAGCTAACGTTAGTCGTTCGCTCGTGGTTGGTTTAGAAACAGGTTCATATTCAGAGACATCTACAGCATCTCTGAAGAAATTGGCGAAAGCTTTGGACGTAAAGATTAAGGATTTATTTTTTTAACCAATTGTCTAACATGATAGACAAAATATTTGTTAATAAAACTAACAAACCGCTAGAAAGGACAATATGAATGAATTAACATTATCGGATAATCTAGCTCAGATTGAACTAGATTTAAGACAAGAAAACGAACAGATTGGAAAGTCTATTTGGAAAATAGGTTGCATGCTAAAACATGTTAAAGAAAATGATTTGACACATGGTCAATTTATGGATTGGTACAAAAATCTTGGGTACAACAAGAATTTCGTTAGCAAGGCAATAACGATAGCTGACAAACTTTCAAATTTCCCGACGTTGGGAAATATCGGAACAGAAGCTCTCTACCTCATAGCCACCCTACCAGACGAGCAAAAGCAGGAACAGATTGAACGGATTGAAAGTGGCGATAACCCAACTGTCAGAGAGTTGCAAGAAATCAAGCGAGAAAACAACCGCTTAAAATCAGAAAATGCCCGTTTAGAGCAACAAAAAGAGAATTTAGCAGAGCAAGCCTTGAGTGCTAAAATCGTTGAAAAAGAAGTTATCAAAGAAGTTATTCCAGATGATTATGAAAGCACTAAGCAACTTAATCAGACTTTGCTTGGCAAGAATAAAGAACTAAGTAAGATGGTTGATGATGCCTTGCAGCACGAGGAGTATTTAAAAAGTCAACTTAAAGAATTCTATGCTAAGCGTGATGAGGTCAATCATAAATCAGCTAAGTATGATGAGCTAACAGAAGCGATTAAACAGTCAGAAGGTAAACTCAATAGCTATCAAAAGAAGATTGCATCATACAAGAATATCACTGAACTACTCAAAAAAGGCGATTTGCTATTACTTGAAATGAGCGGACTTATCTATGCTGATGAAACGCACTATATCCAGCGTGACGGGCTTATTAAGCAAGAGTTCGATAGCTTGGTCGATAGAGGTCTAAAGCTCTTTAATGACCTTGATATGAAGCGTAAGAACACTGAAATTTTAGAAGGAGAAGTCTTATGAATGAACTAACAACAACTCAACAACTGATTGAAATGTCAAAAATGCAGACAGTGACTTTAGAAAAGGTTGATAACTTAGAAAAAGGATTATTGCAAGCGCAGAATGATATTCAAGAAATCATGGATACATCTTATTTACATCCTGGAATTATTAATATGATTACTAAAAAACGTCGTAAACGTGTCATTGATTGTATGGGCGGAAAATCTGCAAAAGCTTATAAAACCTTTAAAGTAGACGAGGAAGGCAGAAAGCATCGTTTTTCAAGTGAAGTATTCCGAGAAATGGAACTTGATTTCAAAGCAGAATTTGATCTCAATAGCTACGCTGAATTGTCTAAATCTAAGAAAGAAGAGGCGCTTGAATATATCGCTATGTGGGAACCGTGCACGAATACTAAACGAAAAATTAATCTGTTGAACAAACAGACTGAACTTGAACTGATTGGGTAAGAAAGGAACAAAACTAACGAAGGGAGAAAAGAATGGAAGAAGACATCAAGCAGTTAATCACTGAAAATATCTTAGAATTTTTAGGTTCTGACTATGGAAAAGGTTTCTTAACCGGCATAAAAATTGCCGTTGAGATTATTGCCAAACAAATACCGACACCTTCAGAAGAGGATATCGGTCATGATAGTTAATTTTTGCGCTGCTGTTCGAAAGCTTGTTTTAAATGAGTTGCCATCATTTGCTGAACAGCAAGAACGAAATCCATACTATGGAGCGTTCATACAAAATCAAAGTGTATATCACTAAGGAGAAAGAACATGATTACTATTTTAAAAGAAATAAACCAAACACTAAAAGAAATCCTAGCAGAATTAAAAGAACCTACTGTGGTAACAGTAGATTCTGAAAAGTTAAGTAATACGCTAACTACTGAACAGAAGATACGCCGATTATCTGGTCAATAAACAGAACAACAAATGGAAGGTTCAAAGTAGATTCTTTTGATGTTGACAAAGTAGCATCAACAAGCAACATAAATCTTTCGTTGTCATCTTTATTTTCTTTACGATATTCCAAGAATTCAAGGACATGAGCATACTTGGCTTTATCAGGATTTTCAGGTAATAAAGTTCCAGTGAATATTCCACTCGCTGTAATCACATTAAGCTTACAATTGCTTTTTTCCGAAAAAATAGCGACATCTGCAATAAGATTAGTTTTTAAAACGTCGTTCATTATAATCACCTCCTTTCGAGATGATTATACCACTAAAAAAGTCCGACGGGAATCGGACTCAAAACAAACTTAATTTACTTAATTATATCACAGAAAGGAAACAATATGCTAGCAAAACTTAAAAGCGGTATCGAAGTACCTTACGAAGAGCTTTGGCTTAATGATAACGACTTATCCGAATTTATTGGAAAGTCATTTGACCAAACGCAGCGATTACTAAGAAAGATGTACAAAGACAGAAATTATCGCAAATACATTGACAAGGTTGGCGGTCGTTCAACAAAAGTTAAAAAATTTGAAGAATGGAGAAAATTACAAAATGAAAAAATTATTTAACTTTATTTTTACAAAACCAAAAAAAGAAGAACCAAAACCAAAAAGGACAATTGAAACACACGGCTGGGAAGTTGGTGCGAAAGCTTATGATGATTTTCATAATTATATGAAAGGTTTGAAACATGGATGAATGGAATCCAATTTTAATTAGGAACTAGATGGTTTGCCTGGTAAGCAGGTTTTGTAGGAAATACATAGTCCTTTGACAACTGAATATGGGTGCGTTGGAGTAAAATATATTTTACAAATTTCCGTTTTAATACGGTTAAAGTGTATTTTTTCTTGATATTTCGTTTTTTTCGTAGTATACTTTAGGGGAAGTGAAGAATATTTAGCACATTTAGTGCCAAAAAGAAATCCCCTAGTACCGCAAATACTAGGGGATTTTTCTAGTTTCCTAGAAGACACTAATCATCGTTGTCTAGCCACTTTTGGACTAGCAACAAGACGATGCCGACCAATAATGGTGCGATGATTGTTGTGAAGAATATTTCGCACATGGTTCTCACCTCCAATCTAAGGCGGTGTAGTAGTGCCGAGTAGTATTATAGCATTTAAAGCTTCTAAAAGCTACGAGATTTCAATCCTGATAGCTTCTGATGACAAGAACGGTAAAATGTATGTCTAGATAACAGACTGTCTCAGAAGTGATTTTAGGGCTGTTTTGAGAGAAAGAAAAATATTTAAAAATGTTTAAACAAAACCATTGACATTTGTTTAAACATAAGTTATAATTAAATCATGGTTAAGGAATTAACTAAATCCAACGGAAAGGAAACGGAGCTATGCGAAGTCGAAAAACTAAGCAAAAAGAAAAGCTCTCGCTGACTGATAAATTTGTGATTATCGGCATAATCATAGAAATAATCAGATTCATACGAGAACTTCTCTAAAAGCAACGAAACCAGAGGGCGAAAGCCCTCGGTGGTTTCGTGTACTTCGATTATAACATAGCTCCTACAGGCTAGCAAATGAAGCACGAAAAAAGAACTGAAATTTTGTTAGGGATTTTAATTGTCTTGCAATTGTTAAATCTTGCCTTGAGTTTTCGATAGGTGACAGATTTGGCAAAAATGGGGCGACCTACTAGCAATCCAAGGGATAAGTATATCGGTGTCAGAGCTTCAAAAAATGAGGTAGAAATGCTTGATTTTTGTACCGAAAAGACTGGAAAAAGCAAAACCGATATCCTCATGGAAGGGCTCGAAAAAGTCTATAATGAGCTAAAAGGGTAAACAAAAAAACACCACGTAACTACTCAAACGCCAATCCGATTAGTTACGCAGTGCCAAACGCACCCATATTCAAGAAGAATACAGGATACGCTTATATTATAACAGCGTACCTGTATTTGTGCAACTCAAATTTATAGGTACGCTTTTTGTGTGCCTCAAATTCGCAGGAGGACTGTATGAAAACTTACACATTAACTGAAGAAGAATTGAATGAATTAGTAGCCGAGCGCATGAAACAAGCGAAAGAAAAACGCACACCACAGGGGCTATTTAAAGATGTCGGCTTTGATGATGAGTTAATTCCGATCAACAATAAATACCCAAAAGTACTCAAGAAATTAAATCGTGAACGTGCTTATAAACCAGAAAAACACGTCTTCAATCAGACACCAAAAGTTTTTGGTGTGGACAACGAGATTAGTTATAGCAAAATTACAACACATGACGTGCACAACCATATTCGTTTGCTTGTCTTAAATGTCTTTGGTAAAAGTCAAAATAAGGAAGTATTGCCTGAGGAATACGACCAAGCAATAGAACTTTACAATCAATTAAAAGAGTGGTTTGTGTCTAGCTATGATAAGCGATTAGAGGGATTGGTACTAGAAGATGATTAAAAAAATATGCGTTAACTACTTACTAAAACAGATTGACAAAAGCAAACTAGAAACAAGAGATAAAGCGAAGTTGAACTACTTTATCACACTAGTGGACTGCAAGTTAGGAGGATAAATGGCACAAAAATCAAAAACAAAAATCTATTATTGGTTGAAATTTGATAAACATTTTTTTGAAAATTTATTTATTAAAAGGCTTTTAAGAAATTTCCCTGGCGGTTCGGACATGATTGTTATTTACATCAGACTCATGTTAGAAGCTATTGAGAATGATTGCATCATTGATTACGAAGGAACTTTTGATAATTACGCAGAAGAACTAGCTCTTCGTCTTGAAACTTCAGAAGAACAGATAAATATGGCTTTAGCATATTTTGTGAAATGTGGAGTCATTCAAGTTGATGATGGCGGTAATACTCATTATCCGCAAGCAAAGGCTTTGTTGGGGCAAGAAACAAACTGGAATAGATACAAGAAAAAACAAGCAGAGTTGGAAAAATTCCAACCGCTTTCCAACAAAGTTCCAACAGAGATAGAGATAGAGATAGATAAAGAGAAAGATAAAGAGAAAGATAAAGAGAAAGAATATATTGTCGAGCAAAGCCCGACTGAATATCTCTTTCCAAATTGGTTAGAAGAGAAATATGTTGAACAAGTTAAAAAAGGAAACCCTAAAAACTTTGACTGTCGTATCCCAATAGCTTATCTCAACCAAAAAACAAACTCTAACTATAAGTTTGTGGATAGCAACATTAATCTTGTTAAAACTAGACTAAAAGACGGCTATACGCTAGATGACTTTAAAACCGTAATTGATAAAAAGTGTAGCGAGTGGGGGAACTCCGACATGGCAAAATATCTCAGACCATCAACCTTGTTTAATGCTAGCAAGTTTGAGAGTTATCTCAACCAGCCAGAGGCAAGTAATGGGGATTATTACCAAAAACAACAAGGGCAACGGTTCTCGCAAGCTGAACTGGATGAATTGAAGAAACCAGACCCGAAATATGGATTTTAGGAGGTACCTATGGCTTTTGGGTTAATGACAAGAGAAAACATGCTCGAGAATGGCATTATTAGAGATACTGGGAAAACATGCGAAAAGCACGAGATGCCAATTTATGCTAGGAAAATGCCAAATCATGGCAATAGAGAAACAGAATTTTGTTGGCAATGTACAACAGAGTATATCCAATCGAAAAGTAATGCGGTTGACATTGCGTACAACAACCAGTCGTTGCTAGCTAAGGGTTATAAAGTGTTTTATAAAGAGAGCGTTTTATCAAAGGAAATTGCTAGTGCTACGTTGAAAAACTACAAGGAACATAGTGCTGTAGATACAAAAGCGCTAAACTATGCCAAACGAATCACCAGAGATTATGTTAAAGGAATGGAAGGTAACTCCCTCTTACAAGGACCTCCAGGGGTTGGCAAGAGCCACTTGTCTATGAGTATTGCTAAAAATATTAACGAGATGTTTAAATCTTACAATCAATCAAAGAGTGTGATATTTGTTTCGGTACCTTTGTTGTCCGGACTAGTCAAAGATACATTCGATTATGACGATAAAAAAAATAGCAAATATTCGCAAGAAAGAATGTCAAAGCTTCTCATCAATTGTGATTATCTGATACTTGATGACTTAGGCAAGGAGTCAACCACAGGTAACACCATTAAATCTGCTAGCGGTTGGACATATACGTTTTTATTTAATATTTTGGATAATCGGACAAATACTATCATTAATACAAATTTTAGTAGAGCTGAGCTTATGAAAATCTACGATGCTGCTTTTGTCGATCGCATAATCAAAGGTGCAAAAAACAATATTTTTAAATATCCAGATAATGCAGAAAGTAAGAGGTTCTGATGGAACTAACATTAACAACATTTTTCAGCTTGTCAGAAGAACATGCAGCAAAAATCATGGCTCTAGACGAACCTAGTCGAAATAAAAAAATTGAAGAATATAGGCAGTTAAGACTGCGCAGAGGGAGGATTGACTTTGGAAAATAGACCAGATTTAAAATTAGTAGCTGAATTAGAAAATAGGATTAAAGACTTAAAAATTGAAAATGAAATCTTAAAGTCTAAAAACATTGATTTGTCTGAAGATGTTAAACATTTAAAATATAAATGCTTCGAAAAAGATAGTTCTATAGTGGATATTATGGTTAATAATAACGACCTAAGAAAAGAAAACAATGAGTTGCGAGAAATGTTTGACTTTTTCAAAGATAGACTAGAGAAATTTGTAGGTAGTTCGCATGGTAGAAATTAGGATTAATGGCGAACTTGTAACGTTTGACGGTAATTTTAGGGATGCTTTTATATTTACAATTGACTATTTACGAGACAGCGAAGAGCCTACGCTAAGGCAGACTTACAACGAATTTAAAGACTATACAGACGAAGACTTGATGGAATACATTGAAACGGAATTTGATGTAAAACCTGAATTAATTGTCAATCGGAGACTTGATAGTAAATGGGCTTTTAAATCTCACATTTTGGAAGACTAAATATGAGCGAAGAGTTATACGAGTCTACTCGTTATTGGCAAAGTAGATACAGCGACTTGATGTCTGATTATCTTAAAGAAGCTGAAGAAAATATAGAGTTAAAGAAACAGTTGAAGAGATTAAAAGCCGAAAATTGGCAATTGAAACATAGAAAGAGGAAATAAATGGCTTATTTATACGAGTTACAGGGTATTTATGCGCAATTATCAGCTATGGATCTTGATGATGAAACATTTCAAGACACTTTGGATAGCATCGATTTTCAATCAGATTTAGAGAATAATATTGAATATTTTGTAAAGATGTTAAAAAATACACAAGCTGATATTGAAATGTACAAAAACGAAAAAGAAACTTTTTACAAAAAGCAAAAGCAAGCAGAAGCCAAAGCGGAAAAATACAAAGATACAATTAGGCTAGCAATGGACTTAAGTCAAAAGAAAAAAGTTGATGCTGGAATGTTTAAAGTATCTTTGCGAAAAAGTAAGAAGGTTGAGGTTTTGGACGAAACAAAAATACCTTTTGAATACATGCAAGAAAAAGTTGAATACAAACCAAAAAAAGATGAAATCTCAAAAGTTTTAAAATCTGGAATTGATATATCTGGAGTTCAACTAATCGAAACAGAAAGTTTACAGGTGAAGTAGATGAGCATGACTTTTGCAGAATTGCAGACAAAAATGCAAATAACAAAAACAACAAAACAAGGCGTTAAATATACATTTCGCAATGCAGAAGATATTTTTACACACTTTAAAACACTAAATAGCGGGTGGGAGTTAACGGTATCTGACGAATTGGTGGAATTGATCGGCAGAATTTTTATCAAAGCAACAGCAACAGCTAGACTTGGTGATGAACAACACCAAGCGACAAGATATGCTGAGTTGGACAGTGTGCCTGTTTTAAATACTAAAGACTATAAAACAGGAGAACCTAAACAAATACAACAAATGCAAGTTCCGCAATGGACTGGTGCAGTGAGTTCGTACGCAGGTAAGTATGCCTTGCAAGGGCTGTTTGGAATTGGTGAGGAAGATGTAGATGCGATTGTTACAGAAGATACGCAACGCAAAGAACAAAAAACCTCCCGACCGACAACCTCTAAAACTCCTAAAATAAGCAATATCCAAGTCGAGACTTACAAGTCTGATTTAAATGATATTGCGAAAGCCACAAACCAAAACGTTGAAGAGTTAACAAAATGGCTAACCGATACTTTAAAAGTGGGGACACTGGAAAATTTGCATACGGAACACATTGTTTCGGCAGACGAATTAATCAATAAACTCAAAAAGAAAGCAGGACTAAAAAATGATTAATAATATTGTACTTGTAGGTCGCATGACCAAGGATGCCGAACTTCGTCACACGCCAAGTCAAGTAGCTGTAGCTACGTTTACACTTGCAGTTAACCGCAGATTCAAAGAGCAAAACGGAGAGCGAGAGACGGACTTCATTAATTGTGTTATCTGGCGACAATCTGCTGAAAATCTAGCAAACTGGGCTAAAAAAGGGACTTTAATCGGTATCACAGGGCACATTCAGACACGCAATTACGAAAATCAGCAAGGGCAACGTATCTATGTAACAGAAGTTGTTGCGGAAAATTTCCAATTATTAGAAAGTCGCAATAGCCAACAACAGACTAATCAAAGCGGCAATAGTTCTAATTCTCATTTTGGCAATGCCAACAAAATGGATATTTCAGATGATGACTTACCATTCTAAATATGACGAAGCCGCGGAAGCAAAGGATATATGCAATATATGACGACGACAAGTTTGTCGACGTTGGCACAAAAGAAGAGTTATCAGCACGGCTTGGTATCAAAAAAGCAACCATAGAACAGTACATGACTAAATCTTATCAAGCTAGACCTAGCTCAAAAAGAATCGCTATTTTTGTAGGAGTTGAAGAAATTGAATTTTAAAACAGAGTTTGAGATACCAGTAGAGCCAAAACCACAAACAAGACCAAAATTTAGCAAGTGGGGAACGTATGAAGACCCTAAAATGAAAAAGTGGAGAAAACAAGTCACTGGTTGGATTGAAAAAAACTATAATGGGCCATTTTTTGATAACTGTGTAAAAGTAGATGTCACGTTTTACATGAGAGCGCCACAAACGCTAATAAAAGAGCCTACGGCACGCTCAAAAAGTAAAACCGTACAAATATATCAAAAATTTATAAACGAGCTTATATGGCACGTAAAGAAGCCTGATATTGATAACCTAGTTAAAGCTGTTTTTGATAGTATTTCAGACGCGGGTTATGACAAAATACAAAAATCGGGGATTGTCTGGTCAGACGATAATATTGTATGTGACTTAAGAGCAACAAAAAAGTATAGTCCAAACCCTAGAATAAAAGTAAAAATTGAGGAAATAGATGAACGAACTAACGGATAAATTTTATAGTATCTTTGATAGCAGTATTTTGAGACGTGTCAAAGAGTTAAATCTAGATGATAAAACATCAGAACGCTTAAGACTAAATATCTCAAATAACAAGCGTAGAAATATACTGCCAAGGCCTTACGTAATCGAAGCATTTAAAGATTATTTTGATAAAGACACTTATGTGCAGCTGTATCTTAAATCATACAGAGAGTATCACAACCCAAACAGCCATGAAACTGATATTTTTATAAAGTTAAACAAAAAGCACAGAGATACAAAGTTAGACCATTACAAGAAAGTTAAGCGATTGATGTACGCAGCAATGACTTTCTGAGGAGGTATAGTATGGCAGATAAAATAAACGCAGAGAGTATGCAAGCTGCATACAACGAAAATTATCAAATGTTTTTGGCTAAAAATGCAGATTATGGGAACTCGTTCGAAAAGTCTTTGAATGACTTCGGATTTATCGCTGGTGTCGTCCGTATAGGCGATAAATACAACAGACTATATAATCTTATAAGCAGCGACAAAAACGTCTCAGAAAGCCTGTCAGACACGTTAAACGACATGGCTAATTATTGCACAATGTTGTCAATCTGGCTAGAGAAAACGGAGAATGCAAATGACACACGTAGTTAGGGTTTACGATCACATTGGTGGACGAGTGTTGCCTATTACTAGAAGGGTTAGAAGGATGACAAAATATATTGAAATTAAAGATGATTGGAAAAAAGCAGTAGACCATTTAAATGATTTTATCGAAAAGTATAGCTATAAGAAGATTGTTGTCGTTGGGTATCAGGTTGTTAGAAACCCCGAGACAAACGGAACATGTACTCATGTGTTAGTTAAAGTGGATTGATGAAAAAAATATCAAATTCGAGGTAACAGAATGACAAAAGAAGAAGTAATTGCATTTCTGACAGAACAGCGTGATTTGCGGCTTGTTGCATATGAGTGGGGAAAAGACAATCTGTCCGTTTTTGCGAGATGGCAATTAGAACAAGCAAATATGTATTTAGATATCATTGAGTGGATAGAGGAGGTGACGGAATGACTGAACAACAGATGATTGATTGCTTGCTTTATGAGTTAGCAAAAAAAGACAAATTGAACATTAGACGAAACAATATCATAACGTTTTTATCGATTGTGCTGATGGCTATATCTATTTTAAACGTCGCACTGCAAGACCACTACAAGCTACAAATTACAGGATTACGGACACAGCTAAGCAGAACACAAAAGCAACTTAAACGTGCTAGCGAGCAAAATCAGAGACAGACTAAGCGGATTGCGGAACTTACAGGAAATGGGGGATAGGGTATGATTGACGAAATTTTAAAAAGACTTAATAAAGAATTTGACAATGATCTGGATAATTACGAACAAGAAAGATACGCTGGTTACATGGACGCAATAGGTGTAGCAATTGAAATTGTTGAAGAAGTTAAGCGAGGTAGAAAATGAATATTGAAGAAGCGAAGAAATTGATAGACAAACAGTCTATTGGTAAAGGTGGTGTCGGCGACATTCCAGTAGTGAAAACACATATTGTAAAAGTATTACTCGACCAACTCGACAAACCAAAACTAGAAGTACCACAAATGATAGCTGATGTTATTGAAAGCTTTGACGAAGATGTGAATTATTTGCACGAACATATGAGTTATCAGTCTGATGAAGTTAGAGAGTGGCTAACTCACAATGAACGTGAGTTTTATGAAGCTTGGCTAGCTTATCCAAATATCACAGTCGAAAAAGAAAATCTGTATACTGTTGAGATACCTAATCCGAATGAAAGACAGTTAAGTTTTGTGCTGATGAGACAGCTTAGCGGAAATGTAAGTATCAAAGTTATGCATAGAGATAACTTAGACTTACTAAAGATAGATAACAATTTACAACTCACAGAATCCGAAATCCGCAAAGATTTTGACTGGGCTTGGCAGTTTAGAAAAGATGTAGAAAATGAATGAAAGAGAGTTAAATAAAAATTATGAATTATGATAAAAATAAAAATGATGCTAAAAAGAACTTTATTATAGCTTTAGTTCTATTGCCGTTCGGCTTAGTATTATCTGGATTTGTTATTAAATACGGTTGGAATAACATTTTATCAACAATTGATGGCGTACCATCTATCAATTTACCGCAAGCTGTAGGAATCAATGTGTTAATTAGTCCTTTTGCTTCTAAAAAAAATACAGATGAAGATTTTGCTACAGTGATTGCAAGAGCGTTTATTTCTCCGCTAGTCGTATTGTTATTGCTTTGGATAGTGACTTTGTTTATGTAATATCTTGAGGTAACAGAATGAATGAAGAATTAGGAGTGTTGGTAAATCCCAAACGTGCGTATTATGTAGGAAATAATCGGGACGGATTACCAGTATACACAGTCAACACCGAATATGCACACAAATGCACACGCAAAGAAGCAGAACAGTTTCCGCAGTTTAGATGGGTGAGTTTGGAGGAGTTGAGATGACATATTTAAAAAAATTATTTGAAGCCGTTAAATTTCTCAACTCTATGGAAAAACAGAACAAAAAAATAATGATTACTTTCCATAATAAAAAAGTTCATTTTTACGAGTTAGAAGAAATTACAGAGTCTTCGAGTGGTACTGTTGAAGCTAAAGCGAAAATGCTTAGTTTATGGGGAAAGATTAAATTATGAAAGAAAAAACAATTTTTATATCAAAAAAATATGCAAATGACTTTAACAATGACAAATATAATTTGTCCTCTGGCTATTATTTTAGAAGTGGTGAAAAACATGATATTGCTATTGTTAAATATGGTGAAAAAGATTATTTAAAAAATACTGATTTAGCATATGTTGTATGCGATAAGATCGTTGACGCAGACTCTATAAGCTTCGTTTATCATGGTGAATATGAAACTTGGCATTTTAAACTATTAAACACAGAAGCAAATTAAAGTCCCACGCAAGCGCCTAAGAGCCTGCAATGGCTCTGTGGGTCTACGAGCTGGAATACTCGTTAAACTTACCCTGGAAGCTTTCAGTAAGTATTCAGCTGCGTAGCGTGGAATAATCGTTACGTAGTTATAGAGCGAAATTTTTAGAAAGGGAAATATCCTCCGACATTTTTTCATAAAAATCTAAAGTCTGTTATCGCTCACAGATGATTATACAAGCGTAATGCTGCAAATAAAGTGCTGACGCAAAACTAAAAATTTAATACTCGACAATTTAACAACAAAAATAAGTCAGCAGAGGAAGGAAAGGAGAACAATAAAAAAGCGCTCGTGAAAGCGCCATTCGGTATATATTCGTACAACTATTATATCATACGAGGAGCTTTCATGACGTTTTTTCCAGAAATTAATATACAAAAGACTAAATCAAACGCTAAGCGAAAACTAAGAGAGTATCCACGCTGGCGTAGGATCGCTAATGATGTAGATACTCAAAAAGTGACAGCCACTTATTCCTTTGAGCCTAGACAATCACATGGAATTCCTAGTAAGCCAGTTGAACGCTTAGCACTCAACCGTGTGTCAGCTGAACAAGAATTAGAAGCAATTGAGCAATCAGTTAGTATGATACTGGATCCAGAAAAGCGCAGGATTTTGTATGAAAAATACTTATCTCCTTACAAGAATGCAGATAAGGTTATTTATACAGAATTATGTATGTCAGAGAGTTTTTATTATGACACGCTAGATGCTGCATTATTAGCTTTTGCAGAGCTTTATAGGGAGGGTTCTTTGATTGTAGAGCAAGGAGTTTTTGACTAGTTTTTATACAGTAATACAATAGTTTATACATAAAAATATGTGTTAATATAGTATTATCAAAATAGCAAGAAGAGATAATCATTTACCAACAGGCTATTTATTTAGTCGTCAACTTTAACTACTATCGAACTTGCTATTTTGTAGCTAAAAGGCGAGATAGGGTGTTGAGACGTAGCTCAGTTGGGGGAGCGATATGACTATAAAGGGTCTGGAACGTACGCAGGTTCGAATCCTGCCGTCTCAGTAGTGGTTATTTCAGCCACTAGAGCAATACAGCGGGCGTGGGACATGGAGCGGAGTTATAACCGTTTTTGTGTAGACCTTATGGTATTAATCACGTTCGATTCGTGATGGGTCTATAGGCTTACTTTAAAAATAAGCACTAGTATCTCTACGGGGACCTTTGCGCCAAGTAAGACTAAACCGTTGGAACATGAACCGTGATTGGAAAACGGTAGAGGTAGCGCCTTGATAATTGGATTGTCGACGGTCTGATTATATGTGTCGGTTCGATTCCGGCTGTTCCTATAATTTATGGAGGTAAGATATGTCTAAAGGTTATAAAGTAGTTGATGTTGGTAGTAATCATGAATACGATGTTACGTTTGGCACATGCGAAGTATGTATGTCTTACGGTAACGAGGTTGATAATCCTTACATCGTAATTGAGAAACCAGATGGTACAAAAAAAGAGGTTGATATTTACTATTGGAGCTGGGGTGATTACTTCGAATATTACATTGATAATGTAGTAGAATTCTCGGCATTCTTATCCGAACAAGATATAGACGATGAAGAGTTTGAAGATAATAGCACATCGGTCATTATTGATTTAATTAATGAGTACGATTGGTCAAAAGAAAAAGATTAGTCATCACATTGTGGTGGCTTTTTATTGTGGAGAAAAAAATGCTTAAATTAGACGAAAAAAAAATAAGAAAAGGTAAGCCATTTGGACTTCCGTACCAAGGTAGCAAAAAGAAAATCAGCAAAAAGATAGTTGAAATAATCAAGCAAAATTTTGGCACAGACAAAAAAATATATGACATTTTTGGTGGAGGAGGTGCAATAACTGCAGAGTGTATGCTAAATAATTTAGAAGTGCATTACAACGATTTAAACAATGATGTTACTGATATGTTTAAAAGAGTTATTACTCAAGATAGAGAGTGGTTAAAAACACTAATCATCAGCCGAGAAGAATTTTTAAAAATAAAAACCAAAACAAACAAAACAGTTGACGACAATATTAAATTGCTTGTTAACAGTTTTGGGAACAACTCAATAAGTTTTTTGTATAACATAGAATTGTCAGATATAAAATATAAATTAGCGGTTGAGATTATTAATAAGCATGATGTATTTAGTGGCTATAAGCAAACAGACACATACAAAGAGACTTGTCTTTTATGCGAGGAAGAAAAGCTTGGTAAAATCGGAAACTTACAGCGATTACAGCAACTAGAGCAATTGCAACGATTACAACAGTTAGAACGATTACAACAGTTAGAACAGTTAGAACGATTAGAAGCGACAAATTTAGATTATAAAGCATTCTCGAATGTTGATGGCGCTATTTTTTATCTTGATCCACCGTATGAAATGACGAGCCAGCATTCTTACATTGGTGATACATTTGACAGTCAATTATTCTACGACTGGGCGTACGAAATGAGCAAGGAAAATATTGTTATTGTTTCTAGTTACGAAATATCAGATGATAGATTTAAGTGTGTGTATGAGTTTAAGACAGCTAGAAGCACAATGCAAGGAGGAAGTGCTTGTGGTAAAACCGAAAAGTTGTTTATGGTAGTGTAGCTGACTGTTGAGTCTATTTTTATTATGCAAAAAAGAACCACAACAGCGGCTCTTATGCTTGTAATTTTAATTCAAGTGCTTCAGTAAGGACTTGAGAAAAGTTGAGGTTTTTATCTTCGGCTGCGTTGTTCAACCACTCAGGAATAGTCACGTTTTTGCGTACCTTCTTAGAGTGATATTTTTTCATGTAGGCAATCATATCAATGCCAATTAAAGCAATATCAGAATCAGGATACTGTTCTTTTAAATCAGAAACGGAGCTAGCCTTTGGATAATCAGTATAGTCTTCAAGAGCAAATCCTAAGACTTCGACAGCCATTTCATAGGCGTGCTTTAAGTCGTTGCCGAAAGTAATAGCTTCAGGAACATCTGGAAAACGAACGCCAATTGAATTAGTTTCGTTGTCGTGTGTAAAAACAGCTGGATAGATTAACATAGTTTTTCCTTTCTAGGTAAACAATAACCAAGATGGTCAGAGCTTATTTCAGCCCTGCCTTCTTGAGAATATCGTCTTCGGTGCCTTTTGGCATATCACCTTTGTGCATGGGCACGATTGTGATGTTGCCTGTTTCAAAGTTTTTGTACTTTGCGTGACTACCGTTTTGACTGACTTTTACAAAGCCGTTCTTTTTCAAGAGTTTGATGATTTCTCTTGCGGTTCTTGGCATATTGCTTACCTCACTTTCTATACTTATATTATACACACATAAGCAATAATTGTCAAGCAAAACACGCATAAAATACTTATTTTTTTAAAACGGAGGAGGTGGTGGAAAATAGGTAAATTAACACTAAAACAACAAAAATTTATAGATGAGTACATCATCTGCGGGAATGCGACTGATGCAGCGATAAAAGCGGGGTATAGTAAAAAAACCGCTGGTCAAATTGGCGAGCAAAACTTGAAAAAACTTGAAATAAAGCAAGCTATACAGAGTCGTATGAAAGTCTTAGAAAAGAGTTCGATAGCAACAGCTGATGAAGTTCTTAGAGTGTTTACACAAATTCTTAGACAGGAATTAACTGAAGAAGTAACGGAACTTAATCAGATTACTGGTGAATTTGTAACGATAGAGAAGCAACCATCAATAGCAGAGGTTATAAAAGCAGGAAGCGAATTGATGAAACGTTACCCAACAAACCTAGAACTCAAAAAGATCAACCTTGAAATTGAGAAGTTGAAGTCTCAAATTGGCGGAGATGAAGGACAAGATGAGAAAATAGCCAATTTCTTGAATATGGTCAAAGGAGCTATTTCAGATGGAGTTGAGTAAGTTATACACAAGAAAGCAATTGCAAGTTCTTGATTACATTTGGAATAACGATTGGTTTATCTGCGGACTTCATGGAGCAAAGCGTGCTGGAAAAACTGTTGTTAACAACGATACTTTTGTAACAGAGTTATATCGTGTTCGTAAGATTGCAGATGACTTAAAAATAGATGAACCTATCTATATTTTAGCTGGGACATCATCTACTTCTATCCAAAACAACGTGTTACAGGAGCTTTATAATAAATATGGCTTTGAGCCTAAATATGACAAACATGGATCTTTTACATTTTGTGGCGTTAAGGTTGTGCAAGTATATACGGGGTCTATTAGTGGGTTAAAAAGAGCTAGAGGTTTTACATCATTTGGTGCATATGTTAACGAAGCTTCACTTGCTAACGAGACAGTGTTCAAAGAAATCATTTCTAGGTGTTCTGGTGAGGGTGCAAGGATAGTTTGGGATAGTAACCCAGATAACCCTAATCATTGGCTCAAAACGGATTATATCGACTCTGACGATGATATGATTATTGATTTTAGTTTTAAGTTAGATGATAACACTTTTCTATCTAAGCGTTACATTGAGTCGATAAAAAGCGCAACGCCTAGTGGAAAATTCTATGACCGTGACATTTTAGGTAAATGGACGGTCGCAGAGGGTGCTATTTATTCTGATTATGATAAAAACGTCCACGAAGTCGAAGAATTGCCAAAAATGACACGCTTTTTTGCCGGTGTCGACTGGGGATATGATCACTATGGTTCAATTGTGATTATCGGAGAGGACAATAATGGAAATTATTACTTAGTTGATGGTATTGCAGAGCAATATAAAGAAATAGATTGGTGGGTAACTAGAGCCAAAGAGTTTATACAAATCTATGGGAATGTTACATTCTGGGCAGATAGTGCGAGACCAGAACACGTTGCTCGCTTTAAAAGAGAGCGTATTAAAGCAAGAAATGGACGTAAAGAAGTTGTTGCAGGCATTGAATATATAGCGAAATCATTCAAGGATAAAAGGTTATTTATCAAGCGAGGGTGTATTCCTCGTTTTTTTGATGAGATATATCAATACAAATGGAAACCTAACAGCACAAAAGACGAACCACAAAAAGAATACGATGATGTGCTAGATGCCATCAGATATGCTCTTTATTCACAGCATAAAGAAGATAGCATAAGTAAAACCAACAATTTCAATGTACTTTATCAAGGTCTTAAAAACTAGATAGGAGAAACAATGGCACACATAGAAGATTTTATTGACTCAACTGGGGAACATAAACTTTTAGAGTTGCGTTTTCATCGTGAGTCAAGAATGAGGTATCAGATAAGCGATATAAGCGCTTTGTTTGATGACAACTATAAAATATTACTTGAATACTTAAAACACCACGAGAACATTCAAAAACCACGTATACAAGAGTTGTTAGATTATGCAGAAGGAAACAATCACGAGGTATCTAAGTCTGGTCGTAGGCAAGATGAGGACATGGCTGATGTTCGTGCCATACATAATTATGGCAAGTATATATCAACATTTAAACAGGGATATCTTGTTGGTAATCCAATACGTGTTGAGTATGACGATGAAGTTAACAACGAACTTTTAAAAGAGTTAGCAAAAAAGAACAATTTCCACCAATTAAATAGACAACTTATAAAAGATTTGTCTAAAGTTGGTCGTGCTTACGAACTCGCTTATCGTAGTGCAGATGATAAAACAAAAGTGATAAGACTAGACCCGAGAGAGACTTTTATTATCTATAAAAATGACGTTGATAAAGATAGTCTTATTGGTGTGCGATACTACAACAAAAGTCAAATAGATAAAACAGACAAGACGGTAGAAGTTTATACAAGTTCGGAAGTTATCTTTTTTGAATTTAATGGAGAATTAACAGAGACAGATAGACAACCGCACGCTTTTGGTGCTGTTCCTATCACGGAATATCTTAATACAGATGACGGTTTAGGCGATTACGAAACAGAATTATCTTTGATTGATTTGTACGACTCTGCGCAGTCAGACACAGCCAACTACATGCAAGACTTGTCAGACGCTATTCTAGCGATTATTGGTCGTGTGTCGTTTCCTGAATACGTAGATACGCAAGAAAAAGCCATTACATATTTGAGAGCTATGCGAAAAGCTAGATTGTTAAATCTAGAACCACCTGTTGATAGCGAAGGACGTGAAGGTTCTGTTGACGCTAAGTATTTGTATAAAAAATATGACGTACAGGGAACTGAAGCATATAAAAACAGAATCGCTGAGGATATCCACAGATTTACTAATACGCCAGATATGACAGACAATAAATTTGCTGGTAATCAGTCCGGAGAAGCGCTCAAGTGGAAAGTTTTTGGACTGGATCAAGAACGTGTGGATTTACAAGCGTTATTTGAGCAGTCGTTGAAACGTAGATATAAGCTTATTGCTCATGTTAGTGAGTTTTTAAGTGAAATTAAAGATTTTGATATCAGCAAGCTAAAAATAATCTTTACTCCAAACTTACCTAAATCAGACCAAGAAAAAATAAATGATTTTAAAGCGCTTGGTGGAGAACTATCCAACAAAACTAAGATGTTTGTCACTGGTATTGTTGATGATCCAGACGAAGAAGAAGATAAAATCATGCAAGAATCGCAGTCGGGCAGTTTGCTAGCTCAAAAACTAGAAGCTCAAACACGTATGTCAGACAAGGAGTTAGCTCATGGACATGCACACTAAGGAAGGCAAAAGTTATTGGCGCAAACGTGTAAAAAAAGAGATGGAAGCCAAAGACAAAAAAGATGTCAGTTTAGGAAAATCTATGAAACAAATACACGACTATCACTTCCGTGAGATAGAAAAAGAAATAGAGTCTTTTTATCAACGTTATGCAGATAAAGAAGCGATAGACTTAAAGCTTGCTAAAAAGGCTGTTTCTGACGTTGATATAAACGCTTATCAGAAAAAGGCAAAAGAATTAGTTGCAAGGGCTAACGAAATGCGCAAAGAGGGAATTAAAGTCACTAAAGCTAATTTTACGCATCAAGAAAATATAGACATGGCTGTTTATAACTTAAAGATGAAAGTTAACGCATTAGAGCTTTTGCAATTAAATATTGATTTAGCGATGCAAAACTTATCGGAAGATGAATACAAAGCGACAAAAAGATTCCTTGAAGATGGTTTTGAAGAAGAGTTGAAATTTCAGTCGGGCTTACTTGGAACATCTGTTTCTAGTCAAAATGACATTAAAAATCTAGCTAAAGCAACAATAAACGCAAATTTCAAAGGCGCAACGTGGAGTGAAAACATTTGGCAAAGACAAGATGACCTTAGAAAAATAGTAAAAGAGGAAGTTTATAAAGCTGTAACAAAAGGCGATAACGCTATTAAGTTGTCTAATAAGCTAAAAAAAGAGTTTGAGGTATCAGACAGCTACGCTAGACGTCTAGCGATTACAGAACATGCAAGGGTACAAATGGAAGTTAGCAAAATATCAATAGAAGATAACGGATTTAACGGCTTTGAGATATTACCCGAGCCCTCCGCCTGTTCTATTTGTAAAGGAATAGCAAGTGACGGTCCGTATCCTATGGAAAAATGGGATACAGGCAATACAGCGCCACCATTTCACCCGCATTGTCGTTGTGCAGTCGTTGGTGAAGATATCGAACATAAGAAAGGTAAAAAATGAACAAACGCATTAAGAAAAAACGCAAACTAGAATACTATATCGCTTCACTCGTCGCAGAAAACGTTATGTTTTCAAAGGAATTAATCAAACAACATGAACGGATTGAACAACTTGAAAAAATTGTAGAGCATAACGCACAAGCGACTAACAATGAACTTAGTCGCATCAAAAAACACTCAAAGAAAAAATGGAAAAAATAAGTAGTAACAAAACCAGTTGAGGCTGGTTTTTATTATGCCCAAAACGTGCTTACGGCTATAAACTGTGCAAGATTTAATAGTCAGACATGACTTTAAACAGGAGGCGCCTCATGGCAGATTTAGTTAACAATGGTGTAGTAGACGAAGTAACACAAGAGGAAGTCGAAACTCAAGAAGAAGTTAAAGCGGAAGCTACATCAGAGAAGACTTTTACACAAGCGGAAGTAACTGAAATGATACAACAGAATGTTAATCGTGCAGTTGCAAAAGCTCACAAAGACGCTCAGGAGCAATTTAAAGCAGAGCAAGACGAAGCTAAAAAATTAGCAAAGATGAACAGCGAAGAAAAAGCTAACTACGAAACACAGAAATTGTTAGAAGAGTTGCAACAACTAAAAGATGATAAGACACGCAACGAACTAACAGCAGTTGCTCGTAAAATGTTTTCAGAGGCTGACATTAATGTTGATGATGATGTTCTTAGTCTTGCAGTAACTTTAGATGCAGAGCAAACAAAAGCAAATGTCACTAAGCTAGCTAGCGCATTTGCTAAAGCAATCGCTGATGATCGCAAATCATTGGCACGACAAGCCACCCCTTCAATTGGGAGTGGTTCTATTACAACTCAATCAAATTTTGGTGCAAGCTTAGCAGAACGAGCTGGAAAAGTTAACACCAAACTATTTTAGGAGGAAGAAATGAATAAACGTACAGTAAAAACATCAAAAGAGATTTTACATAACTTGCCATACGAAGCAATTTCTGTAACTTTAGATGCGAATGCATTTGGTAAAGGATTGGCATCCGCTGGAACAGTTTTAGCAGGTGATGGGGCATCTGTTTTTAAAGACCGCACCAAAAAAGTAAAACCAGTTCGAAATGCTGAAGTTTCTGGTGCCGATCATATTGATGGCATTTTGTTAACGGATGTAGATCTGTCTAAAGGTGACGCTACGGGTGCACTTGTTTATCGTGGTACAGTAAACTCTGATAAGTTAGTTGACCAAGAGTTAGCTAAAGACACATCAACACTAGCTACTAAATTACCACACATTGTATTTGTAAAAGGAGGAACTAAATAATGGCATTAATTTATGACGTTGTAACATCTGCTAACATCAAAGGATTTTATGATAAACAACAAGCAAATGTTGACTTGACTTTGGGAGAAAAAGCTTTTCCATCTAAACAACAACTTGGTCTTAAGTTATCATTTATCAAAGGAGCAGCTGGTAAACCAGTTAGTATCAAAGCGGCAGCGTTTGACACTAAAGTTCCACTTCGTGACCGCATTGCTGTAGTCTTATTAGACGAAGAAATGCCTTACTTTAAAGAAGGTATGCTTGTAAAAGAGGCTGACCGTCAACAACTTAACGTTTTAGCGCAAACTAAAAATCAAGAACTTATTGACACAGTGTTATCAACAATCTTTAACGATGAAACTACTCTAATCGCTGGTGCTAAAGCACGTCTTGAAGCTATGCGTATGGAAGTGTTGTCAAGTGGTAAAATCCACATCAATTCAAATGGTGTTATGAAAGATATTGATTATGGATTAACTGGAACTCAAACGACTAAGAGTGAACAAAAATGGTCAGAAAAAGACACCGCTAACCCTCTTGCTGATATCGAGAAAGCTATTGAAACAGTAACAGAGCGAGGTCACGTTCCTGAAGCCATCGTCTTAAACTCAAAAACTTTTGGCTATATCAAAAACGCAAAAGCAACCGTAAAAGCAATTAAACCACTTGCACCGGAAGGCTCAATTGTTACTAAAGCAGAATTAAAATCTTATCTTTCTGAAGAATTGGGATTAAATATCTTACTTAAAGATGGTGTGTTTGTTAATGACGCAGGTGAAAGCAAGAAGTATTTCCCTGATGGCGTAGTTACACTTGTACCTAATGGAAATCTTGGCTATACAGTATTCGGGACAACTCCAGAGCAGTCTGACCTTATGGGTGGCCAAGCAACTGATGCACAGGTATCTCTTGTAGAGACAGGTATTGCTGTTACAACTACTAAGACTACTGATCCTGTTAACGTACAGACTAAGGTTTCTATGATTGCTCTACCATCATTCGAGCGCTTAGATGAAGTACAGATTGTAACAAGTTCGGAAGTATCATTATAAAAGGAGGTAATCGTGGCTCTAGTAATTGAAGCTTTTAGAGATAAAGAGACTGGTTTTATTTATAAAGTCGGTGAAGAGTATAACGGTGCTAGAGTTGAGTTTTTGACTGGTAAAGGTGTTTTAAAAGCTACTGATACACAGTCAACAAACTTTAGCAATTTAAAAGTTGACGAGCTAAAGCGTGGACTTGATGAACTAGGTGTTAATTACGATTCTAAAGCTAAAAAAGCGGAATTGCTAGAGCTTTTAGAATCTCACACCGATTAATTTTTGGAGGTGTTTATGGAAAAGATAAACACGCAAACAATCATTAATAATGTAAAGCTTGATTTAGATATCAACGATACATTACAAGACAAACTATTGGAAATGTTGCTAAAAAGGATTACTGACCACTTTTCAGCAGAGTATGGCACTAATGAGATAGATAGTGCCTTTTCGTTTGTCCTTGAAGATTGTTTGATTGCTCGCTATAACAGGCGAGGTGCTGAACGGGCTAAGTCTGAGTCCGTGGAAGGAAGAGCTATCACTTATTACGACTTTTTAAACGAGTTTGAACCGTATGATTTAATGATTAAAAGTAAGCTTAATATTTCAAATCAAAAATCTAAAAAAGGTGGACTTTATTTTTTATGAGATATAACGATAGAGTTACTCTTTTAATTAAAGCTAACGGTGAACCTCGATATGATCCAACTCTTGGGAAACGTGTTGGAGGAGAAGTTAAAAAAGATGTCGTTCCGTGTAACATCTCGGAGCAAGGTATAGAACTATCTAATCTATTAGACGAGAAGTTAGACCTTGATAGACGCATTGTAAGGCTACGTCACAGCGTTAAGAAGGTGGATAGGGTTTTAATCAAAGATAAAGCTTATCGTGTTGTAACGAGCAGAAATAAAGCTTTATACGTTGAGGAGATTGTTAATGATTAACTTAACATTGGAAGGGGAACATGAGTTGCTATCTGCGTTAAAAAAAGAAGTTACTTTTGAAAACAAGCGCAAAGCTGTCAGAAAACACGGAACTAAAATGCACTCAAAGGCTATTGATAAAGCTGTATTTAATGGGCATTATGAGTGGCAAAAAGGCAAAGGGCGTGTTTTTGTTAAACCTACAGGAGCTACTAGAAGGTCTATTAAATTAGAGTTTAGTAATCAAAGTACAGTTGCTAAAGTGAAGGCTGGGACAAATTATTCCGGTTACTTGGAAACAGGTACACGATTAATGGAGGAGCAACCGTTTATGAAGCCAGCTCTTGATAGTGTCATTGACAACTTCATTAAAGATTTAGCGAGGGTTGAATGATGAAACAACCGGATCAACAATTGTTTGATGAGATTTTTAAAAGACTCACTGATATAGGATTGACTGTTTACGATTTCCTTCCACCGTTGGGTACAAAATACCCTTTTGTTGTGATGGGAGACACTCATATAATGCCGAGAGCGACAAAAACCCAATTAATCGGCAAGTGCTCAACAACGATAAACGTCTGGGGAGACGGCATGGACAGAAAATTGATAAGTGATATAGTTGCTCGAATTATGCAGGCGGTCAGTGAAATAAACCAAATAGAAAATAGAAGATGGTCCATGATTATAGATGATAGTGATACCGAAATCTTAAAAGATAATAGTACTAACGAGAATTTATATCGTGGCATTTTGAACATGTATTTTAGTTTTATATAGGAGGAAGCATGGTAACAAGTTCACCAGTTTATGGTAAAGATAATATTTTGATGTTTCGTGTTTTGGGGGAAAAGAAGGCTGCGGCTAAATTATCTTTTCAGACGGAACATAAGTGGAAATTTAGTAGAAAAACAGATGCTAAGATCACAAAAGATGGTGCTATAAATTCTGACAAAGGACTAGAAGTCACCTTAGAAATCAAAGGGGTTGCTAGTCGCGACGAATTGAACACAACATTAAAAAATGCCGTTTTAGATGGCAAGCAGATTGAGGTCTGGGATATTGACTTAAATAGCAACAACAATTCAGACAATAAATATGATGCAGAGTACGCAATAGGTCGATTAGGTTCGTGGGAAGTCCCTTCAAATGTTGAAGAATTATCTGAAATTTCCACAGAAATGGCTATTGATGGAAAACCTGTCAAAGGTAAAGCTACCCTCACCAAAGAGCAAATCAAGGCTATTCAATATGTGTTTAAAGACGTCACTGAAACAAACGGCGATACTGTTTCTCATGTAGAAGCAAGTAGTTAATCTAACACAAGGCAATTAATTTTTAAAACAAGGGTTTTTACCCTTGTTATTTTTTTAAGGAGAGAAAATCAAAAATGAAAGAAATTACAATCGCAGGAAAAACTTACCCATTAAACTTTGGGTTTGACTTCATCCGTGAGATGGACAAGAGGCATTTCGTTGAAAACAACGGTTTTAAATTTGGAACAGGTATCCAAACAGCAACATTACAATTATCTATCAAAAACCCCCTAATTCTAGAAGATATTATCTTGTCAGCAACACACACTTTGAATAGCATTCCAAGCAAGGAAGAAATCGAAAAATGGGCAATTAAACAAGCGGAAGACAATAAGCTTGAAGAGGTTTTTGAAGGTTTTTTAACGAGTTTGAAGAAAGCGCCACTATCGAAAGCACAAGTGAAACAATTACTAAAAAGCATGAACTAAAAATTGAGTCTGCAAACGGCAACAAAGAGAACGAAAAAAATTCTCTAGAAACGTACAACGAAATAATAGCTAACATTTTCGGGTTACTGAATGTAACTGACTATGATGTCGCTAGGAATATGACTGTCAGAGAATACAATCTTAGGATGAAAGGGTATTTAATCAAGCATTTAGAGACCGAAAGAAATATCTATCTTAGCGCTTTTATAAAAAGAAACGCAGAAGCCACCAACCAAAGTGGTGAGTATATTTATAAAGATTTTAAAGATTTTTATGATTACGATGAGCGGAAGAGAAAATTGTTAGGTGATAAACCCAAACAATTGGATAAAACTATTGTTAATAGAGCTAAAAGGGTAAAAGAGTTGAGAGAGAAAGGAGGTATTAATGTCTAATCGATCGTACACAGTACAAGCGATTTTAAAAGCAACAGATACTAATTTTACAAGCACTATGAACAAAGTTCAATCTGCTGCACAAGCTACTATTGATAAAATAAAATCAATAAAAGATAGCAACATATCTACGCTTGGGAAAATCGGCGAATATACGACTATGGTAGGTCAAGGGATGCAAAGTGTTGGGCGTAGCCTTTCAAAATACGTCACACTTCCAATAGTTGGGTTAGGAGTCGCTGCTGCAAAAACATTTGGAGATTTTGAATCTCAAATGAACAGAGTAAAAGCAATCTCTGGAGCTACCGGGGCAGATTTTGAAAAGTTAAGAAAACAAGCTATTGATCTTGGGGCATCGTCTGTTTTTAGTGCTAAGGAAGTTGCACAAGGTCAAGAAATGATGGCATCAGCAGGATTTAACGCAAATCAAATCTTAGCAGCTTCACCCGGAGTAATGTCTTTGGCTGCAGCATCTGGTGGAGATCTAGCTCTTGCCTCAGAAGCGGCAGCGACTGCGGTAAATATGTTTAGCTTGAACGCAAGTGAAGCCACTCATGTAGCCGATGTGTTCGCAAAAGCTGCAGCAGATACAAACTCAGAGGTTGCAGACATGGCGGAAGCGTTAAAATACGCAGGACCAGTTGCAGGAGCTATGGGAATTTCTATGGAAGAAACCGCAGCAGCAATAGGTATTATGTCAAACGCTGGTATAAAAGGCTCTCAAGCTGGTACAACTCTTAGAACAGCTATCACCAGATTAGCAAAACCGACAGACCAAATGCAAGCTGTTATTGATGGTCTCGGATTGTCTTTTTTTGATACGAATGGGAAGATGCGTTCTTTGACAGAAATAACAGGACAACTAAGAGAAAAAATGTCTGGATTGACAGATCAACAAAAATCTGCAGCTTTATCAATTTTATTTGGTAAAGAGTCTCTGTCAGGGATGCTTGCTTTAATTAACGCTACCCCAGGCGAGTTATCTAAATTAACCGAAGGGTTGAAAAACTCAAAAGGTGCTGCTGATAAAATGGCAAACACGATGAACAGTGGTCTAAAAGGCGCTATTGAACAGTTAAAAGGCTCTTTAGAAACTGCTGGTATTACTATTGGTGGTATATTAAATCCGATGTTGCAAGGAATTATTGGTAAAATTCAAGCGGTAATTGATTGGTTTAATAAGTTATCTCCTGCTGGGCAAAAGCTGGCAGTTATTATTGGAGGTATTGGCGCAGCTCTTGGGCCTCTTTTGGTCATTTTTGGAACAGTAATTATTTTTATTGGTCAAGTAACTGCTTCTTTAGAAGGAGTTTCTACAGCGTTCACGGCAATAGCAGGAATCTTTTCAATAATTTCAGGACCTGTAATTTTAGTTGTTGCAGCAATCGGAGCTTTTATAGCAATACTTGTCGTTGCTTGGAATACATCTGAGACATTTAGAAATACAATTATTTCTGGGTGGAAAGCAATGGTTGAAGCAGTCACCCCGCTAATCGAAACGTTGAAACAACTAATATTATCAATTTTCACTTTCATACAGGCTAACAGCGCTACTTTTATTGGCGGTTTAAAGTTAGCTTGGAGTGCGCTTGTTGAAGCTCTAAGTGGTTTGTTTCTGGTTATAACAGGCGTGGTACAAGTTGGCATGTCTGTCATCAACACCACTATAAAAGTGATATTAGCAATTATAAATGGTGATTGGAATGCAGCGTGGACTGCTATCAAATCTGGAGTAGGAGCAATTTGGGAAGGTATAAAAAACATAATAATTGGGGGTCTGACGTTTTTAGCTAGTTTATTTGTAAGTATGCTGGGTGTTTTCGTATCAGTTTTTTCTGCTGGATGGAGTGCTATAAAAGGTATATTTTCTGTGACGCTAAAATTTTTGGTTAACGTAGTAGCTGCTGGAATGAGTGCTATTGGAAACGAGATATCATCTAAAATTAATACAGCAAAAAGTGTCGCTATACTAGCATTTAATGCGATGAAAAACGGTATTTCAACAGCTATTAATGCTGCGAAAGAAGTCGTTTCTAGTGTAGTTAACCGTATAAAAAACATTCTTAATTCCCTTGCTAATATTAACTTAGGAGCAGCTGGTAGAGCTATAATGGATGGATTTTTAAATGGATTGACCTCAGCTTTTGAAAAAGTCAAAAATTTTGTCGGTGGTATCGCTGGATGGATTCAAGAGCATAAAGGGCCAATAAGTTACGATAGAACATTACTTATTCCAGCGGGTAGAGCTATAATGGGAGGTTTTAATAAATCTCTTACAGATAGCTTTGAACCAGTCAAGAAAAATGTTTCTAGTATGGCTAGTCGTATTTCTGAGGAGTTTCAAAACGGATTGAATAAACTTAAAGATATCAACATATCGGAAATTACGGAAGGTTTACAAAGTAGTTTTGACGTGACTCATTATGCAAGTTTTGGCGGACTAAATGACTCAGCAAGAAAATTAGAAGATGATAGATTTGTCGCATTGAAAGATGCGGTTTTAGCTATTAGAGATTTTGCTAATAGAGACGTTGTAGTGACTGTGAATGGTAAAGAATTAGCTCGAACAGCTGGAGACAACTTCACAGAATACCAAAAACAAAAAGAAATAATGAATAATAGAATGGAAGGTTTGATATAATTGGCAAATTTTAGTTATAAAGGCGTTGATTTATCGCCTTTTTTGAATTGTTTAAACATAGTGAGGACTATAGGTAATAATAGGTCTATTGCTACCAGAAAAATAAATGAATTAGGAGAAGCCATTCAATCGGTTAGTTTTGGAGCTAAAACTATTTTTGTTACTGTTAGTTTTAAAACTAAAGAAATCGGAGCAAGTAAATTTGTAGACACGACAGAACCGTCGACTTATAGTTACGAAAATTTAAATAAATTAAGAGAAAAAATAGCTGGTATTTTGCACAGTAAGACGACCTTTAAACTTACATTACCAGATGAGCCTGACAGATATTATATGGCTGTTCCAAAAGGTGATATTGACTTAAAAGGAATATCTGATTGGTACGACGAAACGGTTATTGAGTTTTACATACCAGACGGCGTTGCACATTCGACTACTTACAAAAAGTTTTTAGATTACACGCGAGATGGAAATAAACTAACCTTTAAATTGCAAAACGAAGGTAACACAAATGCGTTGCCAATAATCAAAATTAAACATAACTCTGAAAATGGCTATATTGGTCTTGCAAACGAAACAGGTGCTTTTGCACTTGGATCATCAGAAGAAGAAGACGGGACTGTCGTGCATCGTAACGAAGTCCTTTTTGATTACTCAAAAGCTATTGCAAAAGCTTTAGAAGGTGCTCCAAATGTTGCAAAACTCAACTATATGCCACCAACATTTGACTCGGAATTAAAGCGCATGCGCCTTGATAATATTTTAGGCTCTGGCAAAGGTGGAGAGTATGTAGCTATTGGGAATAGAGGCACCACACCCGGCTACACCGAGCACGTTGGGACACGTACATTTACTATAAACCCCGATTCTAACGGCGAGTACACGTTTAATGAACACTTGTGGTGGCAACAGATTTTTATTGCAACAGCGCAAGACCAAAAGGGATTTTTGAAACTTTGTGTAACGGGAATCAACGATGAATTTTTATATGGCATCGAAACTTACAAACGAAAAAATGGTTTTGAAACAGAATACAATTTCTTTGCTCTTGATGATGACGGTGTTGGCTGGAGATTTTACAAGCAGTTTGAATTTCAAGCAGATAGAAATTATCACAATCCTTTTTCGATGAATAGAAGCAGAGCGGTTGAGATTTTCAGAGAAGAAGATAAGTTCCGTATTTACTTTAACGGTGCGCATCATCATGTAACTGTTCCGTCCCTTAAAGGGAAAAAATCCCGCAAGATA